TTGCTGTTGCCGTCCTCGATGATATTAGTATTGCCATCCTGAAGGACTTGTATTAAATAATCTTCGTCTTTGAATAAAATTGGGATCATCTACAATACCACCTCGGAGTGATTTCAACACTTGTAATGCCGCCAGTGATTGAGAAGGTCTGTGTGCCGGAAGGGATAACAGGGAACTGTCCTGTGACCATATTGTTATAGAACGTAGTGCCATCTATGCTGTAAGCTTGGCAGGTCTCGCAATCTATGTACATCTGAGTAACATTTGCAGAGATCCCGAGAGTATTGCCACCACAGGCCAGAGTGCCGTTAATTACACCACTGTTTGTGACCTTCAGTAAAGGCTTCGCCGTAAAGGCTGTAGGATTAGAAATGCTCCCTGTGGCTGATAACGTAACGGCAGTTTTACCGGAGTTCAGGAATCTCTTCGGAACGCACGAGAACGAGATGGTAACGTGTCCTACCTTGTTCATGATGCTCTCGATGTCCATTGCCTCACTCAGGTACGCAAGCCTGAACTCATTCGGCTCCCAGCCGTCTGAAAGTTCCTGATAGCCGTTCTTGTTGAAGAGCCATGCAGCCAGCTCGTCTGCTGCTGCTGTCGCATCTCCGTTACCGATATAGCACTCATACTCTTGGATTTGATTCTCCCAGGCATTCTGAGGCAAAATAATGTCTCCGTCCCTACCTGGAACGGAGAATACATCTATCTTCTGTGCCGACCTGTTAAGGCTTGGCACTTTATGGATTATTAATTTGTTTACCATGTCAGCGGAGGAGACTCCGCCAAACTTGAAATATCCCGGATCAGGCATATACTGCCTCCTTAGAATTCATTACATGAGTAAGTCTCTGAGCAACTGCATCTGCCAATTCTCTGACATTCATGCCTTCTGAGCCGTAAACATTAACTGTTATCGGCTGACTTCCTCTGACGAGTTCTTTCAGCTTGTCCTCACCTAAGAGCAGCTCAGGCTGTGTCGCATCACCAACACCGATGACTGTCGGAGAAGTGAATCTTGCACCCTGTTCTGCCGCTTTTGCGTACCAACTGACTCCTACGCTCGGAACAGAACCACTTGCCGCATCGAACACACCTGACAAGTAGAAGTGGGGCAGAGGAATATAAGAGTTAAACCGGAACGATGTCGAAGCAAAGGCATTCCTCATTGCATTGCAGATGTTCAGGACCTGAGAGTAAGCATTTTGCAGTACAGAGTTAAGATTTGCCATACCTGCGTTAATGCCTTGAACAATGCTCTGACCTATCTGTGTAGCTTGTGTTCTTGCTCTGCTGGCTCCCTGAGTGAGCGTGTTACTCATGTCGTTCATGGCTTTGGTGACCTTATCACCTACGCTCGGATTCAGACTTGTGTCGATTGCCGTAACAATGCCGTCTGCCAATGCTGTTGCACTTGCCACCGCATCAGGTTCAGCTCCGTCCAGAGCATCGACAATGAAGCTTATTACACTGCCGATCGCACCCTTGATTGCCTCGATGCCTTCTTCAATAACTGATACGGAATCGGTTATTTCTGAGAGTGAATCAGCCGCCTCCGAAGCATCGTTCTTGATGTCCTCCAGAGACCCGGCCACCAGAAGCAACGCTGCTTCCAGTATGCCCATCTCAACAACCAGAACCGCCATTGTCGCATCCAAACCGACCATAGCAAGGTCGAGTGCCGCAATCGTTAGATCCACACCGAGGAACGGAAGGAAAGCCGCTGCTGCTGCAACTCCCATTGCCGCTATGCTGACGGCAAGAAGAAGAGCCGCTGCATCTACAGCCAGAATGGCAGCAGATACCGCAAGCAATGCTTCTGCTCCAGAGAGACCATATTCTGATAATGTCGGAAGCTGTTCAACGAACAAGGTCAGAGACAGGATGACAAGCGAGATACCTGCCGAAACCGCAAGCACCGCTGCCGAGAGTGCCAGGAGACCGACAGCAGAAACTTCTGCGGCTGTTCCTATGGCTACTATTGCCGCTGCCATGCCAACACCAACTCCGGCAATCAGAACGAATGTTGCGACTGCTTCCGGACCTGCTTCTGATAACCGAATAGCCGCATCTGCCATCGTGTTCATCGCTTGGCCTATCAGGAAGATTGATGCTCCGGCTGCGGCTAACAGAAGTGCAGTTCCGGCTAATGTTCCGAAGGATGATGCCGCTCCGGCTGCCCCGGATGCTGCACTGGCTGCCGAAGAACCGAAGGATGTAAACTTACCTACAATGCCTCCGATTGCTCCGCCTATCGATGAAACGCTGCTGACCAGCTGACCGCCTACGATGAGCAGAGGACCGATTGCCGCAGCCGCAAGCGCAATTTTAATGATCCATTCCTGTGTCGTGGGATTCAAGCCGTCCCACCATTCCTTGACGGATTGTAATGCCCCAGAGAGCATCTGCAATGCTGTTGTCAGCGCAGGAGCAACCACTGTAAACAAATCTGCTCCGATAATCTTCAGCTGATTCAAAGCAATGTTCGCCTGATCCATCGGATCCAGAATGTTCTGGAATGTTGTCGATACAGAACTTTCAAATCCTGTGAGGGATCCTGCGAAATCTGTCAGCGAAAGCTGACCTGTCGCTACTGCGTTATAAATTGCCGCTCCGGCTCGTGTTCCGAACAGATCATATGCCAGAGCGAGTTTGTCGGCTTCTGTGCCATTGCCGCTCATCGCTTCGGTGAACTGTGTCAGAACTGTCTCCATCGAAGTTCCTTCCGCAGCAGCGTTTTTCATGGCTGTTTTCAGACCCATGAGCATGGTCGATGCATCCAGACCTGCCATGTCGGCTTGACCAAGGAAGTTTGCCGCATCATATGCGGTTAATCCCATCTGCCTAAACTGAGCAGCGTTACTTGAGACCTGTCTGGTCAAAGTGCCGACATCCACACCTGTCCGCTGACCGACTACGTTCAGAGCATCCAGATAACTGGTAGCATCTTCTGCACTCATGCCGAACGCAGCCATGACCTTGCTCACGCTGTCAACAGAATCTGATACATCCGTGCCATTCAGCTTTGAGAACTTCACGAACGCAGTTGCGAGGTCTTCAAGGTCTTCACCTGTGGAGCCGAATCTGGTGTTGACTTCACCAACCGCAGAGCCGATTTCGTTAAAGTCTGCCGGGACATTCGATGCAATGGAGTTCATTATGTCCTCCATCTCTTGCAAGGCTTCGCCTGAAGCACCTGTCTTTATAGCAATGATGTCAGCACCTTTATCAACATCGTTGAATGCTTTAATCGCTGCACCGCCTGCGGCAAGTATCGGAATCGTGATCGCTTTTGTGAACGTGGCTCCTGCCGAGGACATCTTGTCCGAGATAGCCGTAACAACGTTAGTGCCTGTTGTTTCCCCGGCAGAGGTTCCGGCAGTTCCGAGAATATCTTCCAGGTCGGCTTTTATGGTGGTCTGAGACCCTTCCATTGTTGGAACTATTTGTACTTGTGCGACAGCAACTGTCATTGTATCTGCCATCTTAACCACCTAATTTCTTTTGTATCCACTTGCGCAACTCTGGGACAGGCAAAGAGCCTTTCCCGATGCGCTTTTTATCTTCTTTATGCGGCCTTGGGTAAGGTTTAGGCTTATTCGGCTTCTTCTTCGATTGAAGAGCCGCCATCTCATAACGAAATGAACTGATTAGATCATATAGATCTGCCAGAATCTCGTTTGTTTTCAGCACTAAAGCCCATTTTGCGGTTTCCTTATCAATGTCCCTTGCAAGGGCAGAATCAGGATCCGTCTTGCTGATGAAATCGCCGAGAGCATCCCACGAAAGGACGCTCCCGACCTCATCAAGGCTGTGTCCGCATTTCATTAAATCATGATTGATTGCCTCCCTATGCTCAGAAACGAACACTGCGAGGCTTATTTTTCCCCCAGCTTCTGCTCTCTCTCATATGCGGCAAATATCTGGGAATATCCCACATCACCGAGACCTTCTGACTCAAGCTCCGGAGCAAACTTCAGCAGGAACCGCTTCAGAATGTGTATACGCTCTTCTGTCGGTGTATCCTGCTTCAGCTCCATGATTTCTTTTACATCTTCAGTCGAGAGAGAATTAAATGCCGGGATCATATATTTGCCGTTCTGGCCTTCGATGATGAACGGCTGTGCCTTGATAATCTTATACATGACATCTCCTTATCCGTTGACCTTAACGAACTGCATCCCTGTCGTTCCCTGTGCCGTGATCTCGAAGGGCCATGCAATGCCCTCACCTGCCTGAAAACTTACGTTATCAGAAACAGAGATCTGACCCTCGGAGCATCCGAAAGCGAGAAGGTCGTCACCATCTTTCATAACGAACAGATATGCCTTAACAGGCGGAAGATCTGCTGCCGAAAGATTAACTGTAACAGAAGCAGTTGTAGCTGTTACGTTCGTTGAACCGAAAAGTTCTGCCAGAGCATCCCCTGTGGTGCTGATGCAAGAACCGGATGCTTTTTCTTCGTGATCTGTAAGAACTACTCTGCGGATGGTATTTGACCAGTCTTTGATGTTCTCAACATCGTGCGACAGTTCAAGTTCCATGCCGTCTTCTGAGATAAAGCCTGCTTCATGCCATGCTGACGGAATGGATGACAGAGTAGTCGGAATTGCTGTGCCTGATGCCGCATAATAAAACATTCCGCTGGCATTACCCTTACCCATGTTTACTGCGTTGGTTGCCATAATATATAGCCTCCTTATGAAATAGAAATATCATCTAAACTAATGCTCACCTCTATACGAGCTGAACACATTGCCAAGTCGGGCCGCACAGGATCCATGCCCCAGCTGCCCATAGTATTAATAAGCACCCTCCGAAAATTGTTAGATTCTCGTAAGAGTGCTATTGCTGTGTTAAGTGTATCGAGTGCCGTTGCTTCCTCTTCTGCCCTTGCATCTATCACGATTGCAAATCGGTCAAGGTATGGTGTGTCGCTCCAGTCAACTTCTGAAACTCCTCCGACCTGAGAGACCAGTATGTTCGGCAAGGCATAATTCGCAGGAAGCGGTCTGCAATACGTTGTAATTCTGGAATTCAGTGTCTGCTGAATCAGATATTCTATGTCTTTGCTTTTTTTCATCCTGTCACCGCTGAACTTAATACTTTCCTCTCTGACTCTGCACTGAAAGTCTCGCCATCTGCTGTCGAAACGATACAGACAGGTCGTGATGCTCCATATCTGGAGTCCTGGCCTCTGGCCTCGTTAATGATTTCAACGTTGTAATTACCTTCAGCTCTGCCTGCGATTCCTGCTCCAGCACTCTGAAGAAGACTGACTACCCCGGAGCTGTTAATGACCGCTGTCAGACCGTCCGGAGCTTTGGTGAATTCAATCTTTACTACGTTCATCCTGACCACCTCTCAAGATTCAACTCGATGTGATCAAGGCTTCCGCTTGCTGAAGGCCAGACCCTCGGATCGCCCATGATGGTATATACATCACTTCCGAACTGGATGCGGTCACCACTCTGCACATCAGAGCCAGCCGGAAGATAGGCAGTCATACCGTCTGCTATGCCGAGTATCCTGCCATCCTGTGACAGGCTCGTCGTAGAAGGCTGTACGGAGCAGCCGTCAATGACCAGCGTGCTGACTTTATCACTACTCCAGTCCGGTATGGTCGAGCCTCTTGAGGTTTTCGTCCCCGGTCTGATGCGTGTTACTGACTGTCTGAAAAAGGATAAGGGCATATCACTCACATCCCTTCAGACCGCCCCAGAGCGGAAGAGAGCTGATCTGCTGCCTTCTCAGTCCGAGAGATTTCAGATCCGAAGGCCAGAGAGCGATCCTGCCCGAAGCATTTGGCAGAGTGTATGACTGGTTGATTCCGCCTGCACCTTCTGAGTACTGCGTAGCAGGAAGCTGCGCACCCGGTGTGTTAAGCTCACGCATGACAACATCGACTGTTACGGCCTTCGCTACTGTTGCGAGGACAGTATCCACGGCAATCATAGCGTCAAAGTCCATGCCGACCTTCTGCGCTTCATAACGGATCGCATCACTTACTACTGGCAGAAGATATCCTGCTCTGGTCTGTTCTGCTGCTGTCAGCGGTCGCTTCAGATTGATGATGTCGGTGACTGTTGCATAATCAGCCATGATCTCACCTCACTTCTTCTTCGCAGCGGTTGTTTTCTTGGTCTCCTGTTTCTCTGGCTTTTTGGGAACCGACTTTTCAATCGGCTCCCAGTATTTGCCAGAAAAGTTATCTGCAAGCTCCAGAATTTTGCCGTTGCGTATGTTGCGGAACTTCATCAGTCTCCAATGCGGCTGAACGCTGTCGGATCGAGGATGCCCCATCCGATGTAAGCTTCAGCACGAAGAAGTACCTGATTGTATCTCTTCAGGTCGCCCTGTCCGTCCGGGTCACCATAGCGGATGACTTCAAGCGGAATGTTCTCTGCATAGCCCCACTTAAATGCGTTCTGGAAGTCACCGACATATGCATAGTGATGAACGGCTGTGGATGCCGCAACAGCTACTGTGCTATTAACATCGCAAGGAATGCCACGGATCGCTCCGGGATTGCCGCCCCACATGAACTCTTCATACGGATGCTGTCCGCCTGCGTATGTGGTAGCAGAAAGGGCTGTTGCGAAAGCCGGACTCATAGCGATACCTGTGCAGGTATAGCCTTCTGCAAGATCTGCAATTGCTCCGGTGATGTCGCTCTCTTCTGCTCCTGAGCTATAAGCTTCTACACCTACATTAACCGCACGATCGAGGCAGTTTGTACCGATGATCGAGGAAGTTGCATTCGAATAAGGATTGATGCCGTGGAAAGCCATGATATCAATGCCTCTTGCGATCTTCTTTGCGAAGCCCTCCGAGAACTGAGCCAGGTATGCAAGCTGTTTCTCTTCTGCACATTTAACGAATTCATCATTAAAACGTGCCTGATATACTACCTTGACCGGAGCGATCGTTACTGCGTTTACAGTTGCCGTGGTTGCAGATTTTGCTGTGCCTTCTGCTACCAGCTCGACTTCGTTGTCGAGTGAGAAGATCATGATCTCGTTACCTGCGAAGGATACCGGGATCTGGTTAGCAAGTTTTGCGATTGAACTGTGTCCAGCTACTTTTGAAAACATTTCTCTTACGAGTTCAGCCGGGAAAAGGCTGCCTTTTGCTACTGTTGCCATTGGCATAATTTTAATCTCCTTTTAAATTTAATCCGTTCAGTAAAGTTCTGAACGCTGCGTTTTTACTGTCCACCGGATCTGTCTCTGTTGATTTCATCGGCAGAGGCGGCTGGTTGCCTACAAGTTGCTTCAAGGATTCCGCATCAGACCGGATAGAATCTTCATCTTCCCCGGTAATGCGAGGTATCCATTCATACGAAAGCCCGACTTCATGAGCGACTCGATTTTTAAGCGATGCGAGTTCATACTCTTTGTTTTTTGCCGTAAGGTCAGCGATCGTTTGTTCATCGCCTGCGTGCGTGGCCTTGAAGTCGTTAAAGGCCTTATTCAGTTCTTCGATCGCTTTGTTGTGATCCTCTGGCGAGATATAGCCCTCGTAACGCTTTGCCTGCGCTTCACGGTCACGCTTCAGACGATCTTTGATAATGTTGTCCAACTCTTCCTGAGTCGTAATAGCCTTGAATTCTTCTGACATTGTTTGATTCCTTTCCTCGTTTCCGCCGAGTAGCGTATTTCGATCAATAAAAAATGCGCTGCGCTTTGGCATCTTTAGCCTGCGCACACGCATAGATCGCTAATATTGTGGACTCCATCAGGGATACATCGATATCATCGTCCAGAGTCCTATAACCATAACCACCACCGGACCCAATTGCTCGGTGAGTACAATTGCAAACTGACTGTCTGAGTGACGGCTGACCTTTGTGGCAGATATTTCCTGCCGATACTGCCTGTTCAAATTCTGATGCAGCAGCTATCACATCCTTCGTTGTTGCGACTGCCAGACCTTTCAGCTTTTGGTCTTTAGCCTCTCGTTTGAAAGTCTCGACCCCGGAAGCACCGTCAATTAAAATGGTCTGTACATCACATTTCAGAAGATAGTTGATAAGCCAGTCATTGCCGTCCCTCTGCGGTCGACAATCTATACACTCTACAAATATTCGTTCGTCTGTGGTCTTAACCGCAAACGACAGGGATACATTCTCGCCATCCTTGCCATATTTGACTCCGGCAAAGATTCTGCCCTTCAGGCTTGGCACATCATCGACCTTCAGCGCATCCCATTCGGGTTCACTTATAGCCGATTGCTGATTGTACTTTATCCACAGACCTAATCTCTGGATGTTGAAGTCGATATCATCTCCGTTTATTTCGTCCTGCACGATTCTCTCTGTGAGTATCGTTCCGAGTGACGGAGAGGTCTGATACCAGGCTTCTTTATCGTGTACATCGGTTTTATGGTCAACAGACCACTCTGCCCAGCCTCCGTTTAAGGTATCGCCTCGCAGCGTTGCCTCCCGGTATTCCCGAAAGACATCACCAGAGGATACAGCCGTTGGAGGTGTTCCAGTCATGATGGTCTGCGGATTCTTGGAAGACGATACGACATAGTTCAGAGCCGTCTGTTGAGCCTTGGTGTATTCCTGTGCCTCATCTATAACCAAAAGGTCATAGCCGGAACCGAGGGAACCAGAATTTGTTCTGGTACGGAAGTCAATGACTCCGCCTCCGTCTTCTTCCTTCAGCGCGATCCGTTCCTTGCCGTAAGCTTTATACTTTGAGGCAGGATCCAGACCGAGTTCTGTAATGCGATTCATTAAGCGTTCCCACGCTATATGAGCCGTATCGGTAAGATGAGCCGTATGTAAGATATGCTCACCATTCAGAAGACCATCCATTTCTCTGGCTGTGAGGATCTCTGTCTTGCCATTTCGTCTTGGTACAGAATAGCCGAACTTCGTATGCACCCAGAGACCATCATCATTCTTTGCCATGATGTCTGAGAGCATCAGTTCCTGCCATTCCTGTGCCGTGTTGCCTGATAAATTGTAGAGTTCGACCGCTTCAGGGCCTTGTGTTTTGGTGTATGGTAGAATAACGGATAAGGTAGGAATCTGATTTCCTATCCTCATCCCTTACACTCCTCTTTTCGGTCTGTCTCTGCTCCGTTTGATTTGCATATTACCCTCTCTGGCTTGGATACCTTATCATGGGACTCTGCCCTCTATAGTTAAACACTGTATCTCTTCCGCCTCGACCATTGTAGTATTCAATGGTGCATCGGCAGTTGTCGTGTCTTCGCCAGACATCGTTCCCGGTGTTTCTGACATCTTCATAGTCATAAGTGCCTGCAAGATTCATGCACCACGGACAAGCGTCCGCATCTGGTGTTCTGACTACAGTTGCCTTGATTCCTGACTTCCACTGAAGCTCGGCATTGTCCCGGATGCTCTGGTCAACAACACTCTGAGAGAAGTTCGTCACTTGGTCATAAAACAATTTTTCAATGTTTACGAACTCAGGATTATTCTTCAGCTCTTCGACAAGTCCGTAAGCACGATTACTATCGAATCTTGGTTCTACTGCTCTGATACCATATCCGTTTGCTTCGTTCATAGCCGTCTGCACCTGAATACAGACCTCTGCTACCATTGCATGGTCAAGTCCCAGGGCGGAAGGAAGCAGCTGCTCCAGATCCCATTCTGATATATCGACCATCGGAGCATGGCTCTTTAGCACCCGGCCGAGCAGATCTCCGACACGGACAGCATATAACGATGCGTCCCTGTAATTTGCTGTGCCTGCTGCCGCTGCCGATGCCAGACTGACGGCCTGCTTATCGGTCCTGACCAATGTCACGAACTCGCCTTTAATATCGTCGAATGTTAATCCCATTACTCAATACCTGTCAGTCTGTGGACACGTTCCTCCGTGATATACCCCGGTATGGCCTGCGAGATCTTGATAAGGCCGTCACCAGCCGTTGACAGAGCACTCATATCCGGCTCAAATGTCGGTTTCCAGAGAACTTTTGTGCGATATACTTCCGGCCTTCTATAAGCCATCCTGTCACGGACGCAGGCCCCTATAAACCCGGTGTTGATAAATCCTACTCCGAAGCATCGCTGTGCCTTGGAAGCCGCCAGACGCAGGTTTTCGTGTGCCGCCTTTATTGCTTCTGCGGAAGACGGATTACTGGTCGCGAATCCGAGATCGTCGAGGGTCAATCCTGTCTCACCTGCGAAGAGTGATGCAAGGCCTTTAAGCTGGTCCATGTGCGGAGTCATGCTGCCGACCTGGAACTGCCCAAGCGTCGGCCTGTCACCGTCCTCGTCTTTCGTAAAGCTAAGCATTGCGCTCATGGTCGCTTTCCACGAATCCATCTGCTGCGCATCCTGGGCGAGTCCTGTTGCATATTTCTGAGGGAAGGAATAGAACTCCGCAGAGATCTCTGACCGCTTTACAGTCCTCATTGCGCTTCTGGCATAATCCATGCAGGCTCTCGATATCCTTGAGTGGCCAAAAGGTCTTTTAGCATCCGGTCTGTAGATGATCGGGACCAGAGCGCAGTAATCAGCATTCGTGACTTCTTCTGCGATCGGATTCGGGTTCCCTGCCTCATACACATATGTATGTCCGGGAATGTAGTAAACATACTTCTTCACGTTATCGAATTCGTCACGCTCAAGAACCGCAAGCCCTTCTGTCAGCAGCTCCGTGATGTCGTCGATCACACCTGTGCCGTTTGTGCCGTCGATTACCTGGAACCTCGGCATACCATCCTCACCACGGCTGACATACACGAAACAGCAGGCCGTAATCAGCGAACTCAGGATCCCATTGTCGAAAATAATGTCCGGGTTATTCAGGTCGAACATCTCACGCATCATGAATGTATCGTTCTCAAACCCATCAAACTGGATCCTGTCTGCCAGAGAATCAACAGCCTTGGTACACCATCCGTTAATAGTCCCGAACCACTCCAAGCCAGCCGGAGTTGAAATCCCGAAATCCATAGCCTGTTGTTTCTGCTCATAGAACTTATACCTGATCAGGCCTCTGGCACGCTTCATTATCAATTTGTTCTGGAGGTAGGTTATTCCCTTCATGACTCATCACCTCGTATTTTTGCCAAAATGCTTTTCCCGGTCGCAGCAGTCTCTTCTGCCGGAGGTGCGACCTCTGCTAATATCTTCTGTATGCTCTGGATAGCTTGAATCTGTACAGCTGGCGGTGTCTCGTCAGCATCCCGGATTTTAAGCAGCCGTGCCAAGTTGTCCTCACGAATTTGTCTGTAATCCATATCTTGTCCTTTCTGGGGAGAGGGTTTTCCATGCGTTTTCCTCACA